AAGAATCGTGTTATGACAGAAGAACACAAGCAGAAGATGCGTAAACCTAAGTCAGAAGAAGGTAGGGCTAATATTGCCAAAGCTAGATTGACTACAACTTATAGACCATCTGAAAAAACAAAACAAAAAACTTCTGAGGCATTGTTAGGTCGTGCAAGTCCAATGAAAGGACGCAAGCAATCTGAAGAAGCAAAAGCTAAAATGAGTGCATGGCGAAAGGGAAGAACAAAGCCCAAAGTTGAGTGCGTTCACTGTAACCAATTAGTCGCTGTCAACACTGCAAAGCGTTGGCATTTTGACAACTGCAAAAGCAAGGAATAAAGATGCCTTTACAAGCTACCAGTGGAGCCGCCTCGTATGACGCTTTCGGAGGGGGAGTGCCTGTTGAACCAGTATATATAGAACAAATTTTTAGCACATTTCTTTATACAGGAAACAACTCAACATTGTCTATAAACAATAGTATTGACCTATCTACAAAAGGTGGGTTGGTCTGGATTAAAAACCGTCAACAAGCGGCCTATTACCACACTCTTGTTGATACCGTTCGTGGCCCAAGTAACCAAATTTACTCAAATGCCACCGATGCACAATACACAGCAACTGGATTTGATGTAACTGCTTTCACATCTACGGGATTTACTCTTGGCACTGATAGTTTTTGCAATCAAAATAATGGAAAAAATGTCTCATGGACATTCCGCAAGCAACCAAAGTTCTTTGATGTTGTGACTTATACGGGGGTTGGGGGTAATAATAGGTCTGTTCCACATAATCTTGGTTCAGTTCCAGGGTGCGTCATCGTCAAACGTACTGATTCAACAGGGTCATGGTTTGTTTGGCATAGAAGCATAGGTACTGCGGGTGGTTTATTGCTTAACGCAACTGATGCAGTTCAATCTTATTATTGGGATTCTGCTGACCAGCCAACTAGCACAAATATTTTAGTAAGCAACTCTTATGGTACAAACGCCAATGGCGCAACATATGTAGCCTACCTATTTGCCCATGACGCAGGAGGCTTTGGCCTAACTGGTACGGACAATGTGATTTCGTGTGGTGGCTTTACTACTGATAGTGGTGGACTTGCAACTGTTACTCTTGGTTATGAGCCTCAATGGTTAATGATAAAAAGAACAGGTACAACTGGTGACTGGCAAATTATGGACACCATGCGTGGGTTTGTTAATAACTCAAGTGGTGGCGATGCAGTGTTAAAAGCAAATAGTTCTGATGCGGAATCAACTTTTACTTTAGCAACCCCAACATCAACTGGATTTTTAATAGATGGTAATGCCGCTAATGCGCCAATCATCTACATAGCAATTCGCAGAGGCCCGATGAAAGTGCCTACGAGTGGGACTAGTGTGTATAACGCAATTGCTAGAACTGGTACTGGTGCAGTAGCTCAAGTTACAGGGGTTGGGTTTTCGCCTGACTTTAGTTTGACTGGAGGAAGAAGCGGCTCTCCATATAATGGAACTTTATATGATAGGTTACGTGGTGCTGGATACAGAATTGGAACAAGAACAACCGCAGCAGAAGGATACGATAGCGATACTTTGACATCCTTTAATATGAATGGGGTTTCTTTAGGAGCAGATAATTTTGGATATATTAATACATCAGGTGGCATAGATTATATAAACTGGTACTTCAAACGTGCCCCCAGCTTCTTTGATGAGGTTTGCTATACAGGGACGGGAGTTGCAAGGACTGTAGCGCACAATCTGACGGTAGTGCCTGAGTTGATGATTGTTAAACAAAGAAACACTGCTAATAGTTGGATGGTATACAGTGCAACTGTTGGCCCAAGCAGTATATTGAATCTCAATACCACTTCTGGGGCAAGCGGTAGTAGTAATTTTAATAATACTAATCCAACAGCATCGGTGTTTAGCGTTGGCAGTTTTACTGGTACAAATGAATCGGGCGGCACTTACGTCAATTACTTATTTGCCACTTGCGCTGGTGTTTCCAAAGTAGGCTCATACACAGGCAACGGCACAACTCAGACTATTGACTGTGGATTTGGTGCTGGTGGTGCTAGGTTTGTGCTAATCAAACGTACAGACGCAAGTGGTGATTGGTACGTTTACGACACAACCCGTGGCATGACAACAGTAACAGACCCGTATTTGCTTTTAAATACCACAGCGGCTGAAGTAGCAACTCTTGGTTCTGTTACCACAGTTTCAACAGGTTTTGCGTTGGACTCAACCATCTTAGCCGCCATCAATGTAAGTGGTGGAAGCTACATTTTCCTTGCGGTGGCATAGTATGGTATACTTGGCAATTACTTAACAAAGGGGTTGCCATGTTTACTGAAGAAGAAAAGACAAAATATTTAAAAAGTTACAGGATGCAAAAGTCAAACGCTAGAACTAGAAAGATTCCATTTTTGTTGACCTTTGAACAATGGCTAACAATTTGGAATAATTCTGGCAAACTTTCTGAGCGTGGGCGTGGGTCTAGTAAATTTTGTATGTGCCGAGTAAATGATATAGGTGCTTATGAAGTTGAAAATGTCTTTATTGGAACTGGTCGTGAAAATGTAAGAGATGGAAACCTTGGAAAAAAAGTTACGCAAGAAGTGCGCAACAAGATTTCTCAAGCGCATATGGGAAAACCTAAAGATTGGTCTCGTGGCGATAAAAATCCCATGCACAGACCTGAAGTTAAGGCTAAGATGAGTGCAAAAACAGGCGGTGCAAATCACTATAAAGCTATTGGTGTAACAACACCAGAAGGTTTTTTTGAAACTGCAAAAGAAGCGGCAAAAGAATTAGACATTAAAAAGTCTACTGTGGAATGGAGAGCTAGACACAATAAATTTGGGTTTAGTTATGGTAAAAATTTGGCTATAGCGTAAGGAATCATCATGCAAGTAAGAATTCAATCAGGACAAGTAATGTACGAAGCAGAGTTTCGTGCATACACAAAAGCCAATGGTGGCCCATCATGGGAGACAACAACAATTGAAGTTTTAGAGGCTTTAGGTGCTGATGTCGTCTTTGAAGGCCCACAAGCCACTGGAGCCACTGTTTACCAATACTCTCAAGCCTCTGGTGTTGAGCAGATTGATGGCAAGTGGTACACAAAGTACATCCTTGGCCCTGTCTTTACAGATACTACTGTTGAGGGTGTAACTACCACAGCCGCAGAGCATGAAGTGGCTTACAAGGCTCAGAAAGATGCTGAACAGGCTAAGTCTGTTCGTCAGTCCCGTGATGAAAAGCTAAAAGAATGCGATTGGGTTGTTATCAAGAACTTGGAGACAAACTCCAATATTCCTAATGCATGGGAAGTTTATCGCCAAGCATTGCGTGATGTTCCAACTCAGTCTGGATTCCCTTGGACTATTACTTGGCCTGATGCACCATGAACGAAGTAAGCCATGAGCAAATCTATGAGCGTCTACTAACTGTTGAAGCTAAAGTAGATACGATTGATAAGAACACAAGTGGTCTTGTAGAGGCTATTGATGCCGCCCAAGGAGCCATTAAGGTTCTTGGATGGGTAGCTTCTATTGCTCAACCAATTCTATGGATTGGTGGCGTTATTGTTGCCGCTGGCGCTATCTGGCAGACATGGCTTAAAAAGTAATGGCTAATGTAAAACAACAACTAGATATTCCTGCTATACCCTCTTTAGGTACGTCAGGAATTGTCTATTCTCAAAGTGTCCAGAACCAAAATAACGGCATCTTGAGGTTGTTTTTTACCAAGCTGGTAAACGTCATTGGTTCTTTGATTGGTCCTGCTGGTGGCAAGTACTTAAACAACCCGCATGGGGCTTTTCAAGACTCTACAAATCAAACTGCTGCCAGCACCACAACAGCTTATGCTGTTACTTTCAATACTACAGATTTTTCCAATGGTGTAACAATGGCAAGCGGCAGTCGGATTACTGTTGCTAGTTCTGGCATCTGGAATTTGCAGTTTTCCATTCAACTAAAAAACACAACTAATAGTGGTCAAGATGTGGATATTTGGTTTCGCAAGAATGGCACAAATATTGACAATTCAAACAGCAGATTTCACCCGCCAGCAAGAAAAGG